CGCTGGGTCAAACCTGCTGCTGGTTTCAATGTCATCGCCACTGCTAATACCAAGGGCAAGGGTAGCGACGATGGTCGCTTCATCGGCACCAATGTGCTTAATGAGGCATTCCTTGAGCGTTTCCCTGTGACCTTTGAGCAGGAGTATCCGACTCCTAAGACTGAGCAGAAGATCCTTGAGGGTATTGCTTCTTCTCTGGGTGTTAGTGATTCTGACTTCTGTAAGCGTCTGACTGACTGGGCAGACATCATCCGCAAGACCTTCTATGACGGTGGTATTGAGGAAATCATCAGCACTCGCCGTTTGGTACATATCATTCGTGCCTATTCTATCTTCCAAGACAAAGCAAAAGCAATTCAAGTCTGTGTAAACCGATTTGATGATGAAACCAAACAAGCATTCCTTGAACTCTATGACAAAGTTGACGCCGACTTCCAACTCCCTGTGGAAGGACTACAAGACAGCAATCTGGGAAACCTTTCCTGATTTAGAACTGGATTGTGAGTGGGCAGATTGGAGGTCGTTACAGTTTTCATCTAGTAACGTCTCCAATCTATCCGCCAAAATCTACGTAAACAAACACATACTTAAATCCAGAGAAGTTGAAATATGGGACAACAAGTCTTGTATCTACAATAACATCATCTATCCAAAAACGGGTGAGAATCTACCCTGCTTCGGGATGGACTTGATGGGTTTCTTTGATAAGAAGGTTATTATTGTATTTGACTTTCAACACCCAGTAGAAAACTATTTGTTCTCTCATCCAGATCTACCAAAGGCGGAAGGGACATTTAGATTCTTTGAACCTGGTAATCATTTCTCTGAAAATGTATTTGTTCGCAAATGTACGATGGATGAAGTCAATGATTACATTGATGACTTCCGTGCCTATTTACAAGTGTACAAAGAAATGCTAGAATCAAAGAAACCTAGTGGGTCTTCTGCTCAATCTACTTACGGGGATTTTGACAAATATATGAAACGTCTAGATCCTGTAAGTGGATATCTTTCCAGTAAGTTTGGAAAAGAAAAAGCAGAATCACTTGTAAATGATTTCCTTTTCTGCTATGGTTAATTCCTGGTCTTTACTTTATGATGAACTAAACATGGATGAGCATTCCAATTTTAATCAATTTACTGGTTCCCATGTCCGTGGAGGAATGGGAGAGGATCACATTTCTTTCCCAGACTATACTGAACTTGATGACGGTATGCGTCCTTGGGGGCATAGTGATTATGAATTTTTAATTAATAACAATATGAAAGATATTATTCCTAACTCTCCAGCAACTCCCTGGAAGTACAATGAAGAAGCAATCGTAAAAGAACTTCTTGAATACATCCGTGGTACTTACAATCAACACTACTCTGCTGGTGATGATAAGATTCAAACACTCGATTTGATTGAAGCGTGTGGTGATGGTGAGGCATTCTGTCGTAGTAATATTCTTAAGTATGCCTCTCGTTATGATAAGAAAGGCACTGCCCGCCGTGATATTATGAAGATTCTGCACTATGCTGTTCTTCTCATGAACTTCAACGACAAGAACGCCGTCCGTGAAACCTACAACCAATGAAAATCCAAGAAAAGACTATGAAACTCTCTGACAATACCCTGACTATTCTGAAGAACTTTGCGGGTATCAATAACTCTATTCTTGTGAAGGAAGGCACTAAACTCCGTACCATCTCTGTCGCTAAGAACATTCTGGCAGAAGCAGATATTAAGGAAGAGTTTCCCCGCGACTTTGCCATTTATGATCTCAACCAGTTTCTGAATGGTCTGAGTCTTCATGCTGACCCTGACCTTGATTTTAAAGAAGAGTCCTATCTCAGCATCCGTGAAGGTAAGCGTCGTGTGAAGTATTTCTTCGCTGACCCCAATGTCATTATCGCTCCTCCTGAGAAAGAAATTAATCTTCCCTCTCAAGACGTTTGCTTCCAACTGGATAGTGCCTCTCTGGAGAAACTGGTGAAGGCAGCAGCAGTCTATCAACTGCCTGACCTGTCTGCCGTTGGTGAGGCAGGTGTCATCAAACTGGTGGTCCGTGATAAGAAGAATGATACTTCTAACGAGTATGCCATCGTTGTTGGTGAAACCGACCAAGAGTTTACTTTCAACTTCAAGGTAGAAAACATCAAGATTATTCCTGGTGCCTATGATGTTGTAGTTTCATCAAAACTTCTTTCCAAGTTTACCAACACAAAGTATAATCTTACTTATTACATCGCACTGGAACCTGATTCCACTTTTGGTTGATGAGACACATTCTCTTTACCCTTAAGGGTTGTCCTTTTGGACTTTTAGATGATGAGGCACACATTCGCAATGTTCTTGTTAATGCTGCCACTCTTGCAGAAAGCACACTTCTTGGGGTTCAGTCCCACAAGTTTGATCCTCAAGGAGTAACTGCTGTTGCCTTGCTTGCTGAGTCGCATATCAGCATTCACACTTGGCCAGAAAATGGTATGGCAGTTTGTGATGTATTTACCTGTGGCGACCATACAAATCCAAGGTCTGCTGCAACTTACATGTATGAGGCACTTGATGCCCGTGATATTGTTTCTAATCAGTTTATTAGACCTTTGGAATGAACATCTTTGTCACAGATCCGTTCCCTGCCGAAAGTGCCATCTGCCTTCCTGACAAACACATTGTCAAGATGCCGCTTGAGTGCTGCCAGATGCTTAGCATTATTGCTTCTCCCTGGTATCATGATTATGGGACTCTTCCCAAACAAGACGGCACTGCCTACAAGACAGAGAAAGGAGCATTCAGAAACCACCCATGCACCAAATGGGCGGCGGAAACGGTGGATAATGCCTATTGGCTTATCAAATGGGGATTGAACTTGTGCCAAGAGTACAGTTTGCGCTATAATAAGATCCACTCCTGTGAGGGGACATTGACTCATGCATACTATCTTTTCCCTAAAGGTAGACTTGATGAAGTAACTCCTTTCGCACGTGCAATGCCTGAGGAATACAAGTTTGATACTAGTATTTCTACTTTTGACGCATACAAGATGTATATTGCATCCAAACCTTGGGTGAAAGATAACTATCTTCGTATGCCCCAACGTAAACCAGAATGGGTATGAAACTAATTGATAAGAAGGACTCTCGGTATTTTACTGAGTCGTCCAAAGAACCATACATCCGCCATCGATATAAGATGGTAGATGTTCATGGTGATTTTGTAATTTTTGACAACTGGGAAGATGCCCAGATGATGTGGTGGAATACTCCATCGCAGTTTTTGTCCCACATTGAAGTTCTTGATAATGAGTGATTTTATTTGGGTGGAGAAATACCGCCCCAAAACAATTGAAGAATGTATCCTCCCAGAGGCAACTAAAAAAACCTTTCAGGAGTTTCTAAATAAGGGAGAAATTCCTAACATGTTGCTTGCTGGTCCTCCTGGTATCGGTAAAACAACTGTTGCCAAAGCACTATGTAATGAACTGGGAGCAGACGTTTATGTCATCAACGGATCCGACGAAGGTCGATTCTTGGATACTGTCCGAAACAATGCGAAGAACTTCGCTTCGACCGTCTCACTTACAGCGGATGCTAAACACAAAGTCATCATCATTGATGAGGCAGATAACACATCCAACGACGTACAACTCCTCCTACGGGCGTTTATTGAGGAGTTTGCTGGTAACTGTCGATTCATCTTCACCTGCAACTACAAAAACAAAATCCTTGAGCCCCTCCACTCCCGATGTGCAGTCATTGACTTCTCCATCAAAGGAAAGGAGCGTCAAGAGATTGCCGCACTCTTCTTCAAGCGTCTCAAAGAAATCTTGGGTGCAGAAGGTGTTGAATCTGATAACAAGGTCCTGGTAGAACTTGTTAATAAGCACTTCCCTGACTGGCGTCGGGTATTGAATGAGTGTCAGCGTTATTCTGTCAGTGGAAAGATTGACTCTGGTATTCTTGCTACTTTCTCTGATGTTGCCGTAAATGAACTTGTTAAAAACCTTAAGGAAAAGAACTTCCCAGAAGTTCGGAAGTGGGTGGTATCTAACATGGACAATGATACTACTGTACTTATGCGTCGTATTTACGATGCTTGTTATACATCCCTTGAAAACAATAGCGTTCCTGCTGCTGTGCTTGTGCTTGCTAAGTATCAGTATCAGTCGGCGTTCGTAGCAGACCAAGAAATAAATATGCTTGCTTGTCTAACTGAACTTATGGTGGAGTGTAACTTCAAATGAAAAACAAAAGTCACCAGGTTAAGTCCAGAATGTATTATTACTTCTGGGGAGTTTGTACAGTTGCCGTAGTTGCTGGTCAACTTTATGTCGGTGCTGGATATCGTGTGATGGCAGAAAGTGTAAATCTTCTCACTCACACTTTGGTTGGAGAACTTGTAGGAGGACCTAATAATGGGACTATTAGTCATTGATAAAACAAAGTTGGTAGAACCACGAGTGAAGACTACTCCTGAGAATGTGCAGGAAGCAAATGAGGCACTGTTTCGTGCTAAAATGACTCTACCTGCTGCTGCAAAACATTGTGGCATGACTAAGAAGGAAATGAAAATGACCTTCCTTGAATACTTGAAGTATCACCCTAAAGATTATGAAGTCACTGAAAACACCCCTTAGATATCCTGGCGGCAAGTCCCGTGCTTGCACCAAGATGGA